AAGAATAGCGTTCCAGCTGAGCCTGCCGCCGCGATGGCTGCGTTCAGCGCCGCCGTGTCATCCGTTACGCCGTCCCCCACGGCACCGTAGGTTGGAGACTTCACGTTGATGTAGCTCGGGACACTAGCGAGCGCCGTGGTGAGTAGCGTCGCTACCCCACCAACCAGCACTTTGAAATTGGTCGTCCCGAAGCTCGTGGCCAGCAGGTCCAGTGCCGCCTGGAGCGTTGTGGGCTTTCCTGCGCCTGTTGAGCCGTCTGCATACGAAGTTCCAGTGAACGACGGGGAGATGACCTCGACCGCCGGAGCGGCATCGCCCGCCGTGAAGCCCCGGACCAACTCACCCGTGGAGTCGTAGACTGACACATCGACCAACTCATCCACGTAGATCGTGGCTCCGCCGTTCGAGTCGAGTGGGATGTCCGTGCCGCTCGCATTGTTCGAGGTGGCCTCGAAGTCTGGATACCAAGTCGCGCGCGTAGCTGTCCCTCGGCGATAGAGACGGACGAAGCCGTCGCTCGCTCCGGTGATGCCCGAGACGATAGGCGCGATCAGATGCATGTCACCACTCCACCCTCGAGCCACCGGTAGCGGTCTGGACGTTGAACCATCCCGTCGTGGCGGCGTTCAGGAACGCCTCCGAGCCGTTGAGCAAGCTGATGCCCTCCGCCTTGAGTCGCGTGATGGCTCCGCCCGCGAACGTCAGCGCGCCAGCGGACGAGTATCCGTGACTGCCAGCATCGAACACGCACCCCACGAGCTCGAGGTCGGTGATGGCGGCCGCGCTCAGGAGCGCAGAACCAGGCGCCGTTGAGGCCGTCGTGGCCGATGAGATGAACGTGCAGTCGACGATTCGCGTCTGGTTCGCGCCCGTAGCCAGATTGATACCAGAACTGTCAATGCTTCCCCGTGTCTGCTCGAAACGGCATCCCACAATGCGGCAATTGGTGGACGCCACGTTGATGTGCGCAATCCCGAGCCCCGAGGCGCTCGGGAGAAAACTAACGTTCCGGATCTCGATGTTGGTCGTGGTCAGCGACAGCAGGTTCGCTCCCGAGGCGTTGCATTTGAACGTTACACGAGGCTGTCCAGCGTTGTCTCCCTCGCCGATGATTGCGAGGCGCTTGGAGACCGTAAGACCCGCCACGAGCGTCTCCGTGTGGTCCTGGAGCAGCGCGATGATGTCGTCGCTCGCTGCCGCCGACATGGCCGCGTTGAGCGTCGCGAGGGGCTGGTCCCGGTCATTGCCCGCGTTCGCGTCGCTACCGGAGACGGAGCTGACGTACCAAATCTTGCCACTCGCCTGCAAAGGGCGCGCGACAGCAAGACTATCTCCAAGGGATGCTCCAATGCCATTGGGCCAGAATCTTGTCATCTGCGTCTACTCCAGTTTGTCGGGTGGTTAAGGACCGCTCGGCTCGGCTGTTGCTGCCGGGAGTATCCCTTTGCCTTCTTGTACTTCGCCTGTGCGATGGTGGCTAGATAGGTACAGCGCTCGATGGTCAGCGTGTTGTCCACCGCTAGCTGATGGGCGAGTTCCCACACGAGGTATTGGGTCCAGTAGCGCTCGAATGGAGCAGTCACGTCACCGCCGGTAACGTCCGCCGGGAGCCGATGGGTCTGGACGCGCATCGTCCCGAGGTTCCCCGCGTCGGGTATGGGCCAGATGCGGAGGACGATGGGCTCGAAGGAACGGTCAGCCCAGTACTTGTAGGGACGTCCCGTCGCGGCCTTGGCCGATAGCCGCTGCCATTCCTCGCGGTCCATCGGGGTGATGGGGGTTTCGCTCGTGGCGTGCTCGATGTCTGTCTGGGATGCGTCGATGTACATGCCCGTGCCGATCACGTCCAGAACGTCCCCGTCCATGGTGTAGTCAGTCGAACCCTCTATGAGGGCGACCTCAGTCATCCGGACGGACTTCGCGAATACGCCTTCCGCCGAGGTCTCCTTGACAATGTCATCGAGCAAGAGCCTCGCCGCAGTCGCCTTCGGAACGTCCGGCGTCTCGTACGCCGAGAGCAGTCCTGCGCGCCGATAGGCCATCGCCACGATGTTCGCCACCGTGGGGTTCGACGATGCCATGGTTGCTTCGGTCATGTGAACGACCCGGTGGGCTTGGTGGTCGTGGGATTCGCGATCGGTGTCGGGGTGTCCTTGTCGAACCCTGCGCCATCGCGAGTCAGGTTGCCGTACTGGCGGGTCTCTGCCGCTTGCGCATTGCCCTCAGCAAGAGACACAACGTCCATACCGCTGGCATCGTCGGGGCAATAGAGTAGCCCGTCAGCCTTGCGCACAAGCTGCGAACGGCGCCACTGCACACCGCACGAATCGCAAAGCGCCTGGTAGTCTCCGACTGGAGCGCCCGCCGGCCACCGCCGCGAGATCGTGCGAATGGTGTCCTCCTATCAGGTGTCGACTGCCGGCGAGAGTAGCCCGCTCTTCAGCGGGTCATTGACCACGTAGTTCTCGAAGAAAGTAGCCAGCACACCAGCGCCGATCTTGATACCTACGACCGCGGTAGTGGCCGTGCCGGTGCTGATGCACCCGCAGCGGTTGTCGCTGACGATTCCGTCGACCGCCACCGCATCGAAACACAGGGCAACCGACGAGGCGGTATGCGTATTGTAGAGGTAATTCCGGAGTACCCTCTGGCGAACAGCTGCCGCCGTATAGTGGACGTTGCCGTTAGCCGCGGTAGCCGAGAACGCCATCTCATTGTCCTCGATGCGTCCGCCCGCCACTGCGGATACGATCTTCACTCCGTCAGTAACGTTGTGGGTTTCCGTGCCATGGAACTGGTTGGCGATCAGCTCGAAGTCATCCGAGCCGGCGCCATACTCGAGCGCGATGGTCGCCTTGTTCGTGGCGCCAGATGCCACCATGATCTTGTTGAACGCGATGATGGATGACGCCCCGGTCACGAGGATCGCCTTGACCACGCCGTTGGCGCCCTCGAGCTTGAGGTTCAGCCCCGCAATGAGCACGTCGGCCACAGACAGCGCCCACTGCGAGCCAGTAGCCGTCCAGCGGAATACCGGCCGCATCGACCCATGGCCGATGCCAACGATTCTGGAGCCGGCCTTGAGGTTCGCTAGCATCGTAGCGTCCACGACGCTTTCCGAGTGCCCCGGGAGCACGATGACGTAGTCGCCTCGACCCGTACGACACCGCTTCAGGCCAGCATCGAGCGTGCTGACGAGGTTCGCAGTGATGTATGGCTGGTCGCTCCAGTCGACGGCCGAGTTGCAGACGAACGCCGCGACGTGCGCGCCCGGGGGGATGATCGTGCCGAACTGCGTACGCAGTCCGGCATTGCCGTCCACGAGCTGCGGCAGTGAATTGGGTCCACCAGTAGTTCCGGGCATGGTTACTCCTCAGGCGTCCACGAACAGGATACCGCGCGCGTCCGACCAGCCGCGCGACCAGCGCGCCGACAGGCCGTACTTCATCAGCTCTTGGTCGTTGTCGACCCAGGTACGAGAGCGGAACTTGCGGCGCCACTTGAACTTGGGGCCGTTGTCCGCGTCGGTCTTAACCGCCCAGTTGGTCGTGGTGTTAGACCAGAACGGGAGCGGGTACACGTCCTCGAACATGCCCTTGACCACGTTGATCTCATTGAACGCGCCGGGCTCGGGAGCCTTCTCAGACTTGGTCAGGCCTTCCCACACATACCACTGCTCCACCGGGCAGAGCACGCACTTGAAGCCGTACCCTTCCGTGATGGAGTCGTGGCCCGGGAGCTTCTTGGCCTGGCTCATCAGCTGCGCGACCGCAATGCGCGACGGCGACGCCGGCACGGTCATCTTGTTCGAATACGTCCCACCCGCCGGCAGCGTGTGAGCCGTGCTCGCCAGGGGTTGAGCGTCGCCGCCGACGTACGAGGTGTTGGTCGCGCGGATGAGCATGAACGTCGAGTCCACGTCCGCCGTCTTCCAGCCCGCACGCTTGAGCCTCCGGGCCGCCTCGAGCACCTGGGGATACTTGCGGTCCTCCATGGCCTCTTCGGTGATGATGAGCTTCTGGGCGAAGGTCCGAGACAGGTAGCGCGTGATGACGCCTTCCTGAATCGAACCCACGCTCATCTCGCCGCCCTCGGCCTTTTCGGAGAGCAGCCCGGGTCCGCCCATTTCGAGGTCGTCCACCCAGTTGTCGTCCATCTCCTCGATGTCGCACCACTTGGTGAACATCGACTTCTTCTCGTACCCGTCGAGATCGTCGTCGATGACCTTGTTGAGCGTCAGCTTGAGGCTGTTGGCGATCGTACTGGTGAAAATACTTGCGGTGCTCATATCAGACTCCGACTGCCGAGAAGGGCGGCATCTTCGCTTCGTTCACCGTGACGATGAACTTCACGTAAAGGCCGGTGATGTCCTGGTTCTCCACGTCGTCCGCCAACCGCAGCAGACGCCACGCTGCGGTTGCCGTGCCGCCACCAGCTGCCATGTGGAGCATTGGGTTGACGCTCAGGTTCGCGGCCACCCCGACCAACTGGTGGTCGTAGTTGTTGTTGTAGGCGTCGATGATGAGCGCCTGGGTATTGAGGGTCGTCGCGTCGGCGTCGATCTCGAACAGCTGACCACCTGTGGGGATGATGTAGATGAACGACTGACGCTCGAAGTTGGTGCCGTACGTCACCCCCGAGGGGATGTTCGTGCCGGGGCGCATTCGGCCGAGGCCGGAGTCGTAGAACGGGCCGATGTTGGCCACGATCCCATCCACCGGGTCTGCCGTGTTACCGGCATTTTCCCAGCCGCCCGCGAGCGTCCAGTAGCCCGTCGAGAGCATCTTGACCGGGTCGCCGGGGTAGAGGTTGTAGTTCACGGCATCGCCGTTGATGTTGAAGTTCACGCCCGATGCGAGCGGCACCTTCTGGACGTGCGGCTCGGTGTCACCAGCCAGCGAACCCACCCAGCGAAACCCGTAACGATGAATGTTATCGGCCATCAGTCAGTCTCCGGCTCTGCCTCGGAAGTCGAGTTCTGCGTGTAGATGACGCGGGGATTTTGCCGACCGCGGATGCCGTGCATGCCGCGAAGCGGGTCTTCCACGCCCTTGCTCTTGTCGATGATGCGGTCCTCGAGAGCATCGGCGGCCAGCTGCCCACCGTCTCCATCGGGACCCGCCTGCTCGATTTCTTTCCAGCGCTCGAGTGAGCAGCTCATCAGGACATGGTCCTGGTACTCGATCGCGTCGCCCTCTTGGCGCTTGCGGTAGGCGCCACCGGGGAGTTCTGGGCCACCCGTACGGACGCGCTCCACCTCGAACCCGAGGTCCTCGTAGAACTCGATGCCCTGGTACTGTGCGGCCTTGTAGACGCGCACGTAATGGCGGGACGGGTCGAGTCCCTTCAGCATCCCTGTGCGATGCATGTCCGACACTGGACGGCGCGGGGGATCGATTCGCTTGGCTGCTCGAGGCATGTACAGAGACTCCTAGGTTTCCGTCAGTGCAGGATGACGAACCTTCCTCGGAGTCTCTGACCGCGTGCGCGAGGTCCGCTCGGGGCCGGAATCTGACTCAGACCGTCTGGCAGACGATTCGAGCCGAATGACGCTACACTACATGAACCTGACCGCCTGTCAAGCCCGGCGACCCGATTCTCGCTCCATCTCCTGTAGCTCCTTGGCGTTTTCGTTGGCCCACTTCTGGTAGGCTTGTGCCGGGGAGAGCTTTGGATGGGCCGCTCTGGCGATGGTCCGCTGGTCTTTGCTCATCGGCAGGGCTGAGGGAGCCGCGCTCGAGGTAACGCCGGCCCCCCTGGACATTCCGGTTGCCCGTTGACGCTGGGCCTGGTCCGGAGGTGGGCGTTTGCCGAGGATGACCCTCCGGGCACCTTCCACGCACTCGTCGATGAGCTGATCTCGATCGATCTGCGGGTTCTCGGCGATTCTCCGGGAGTACTCAGCGCCGGCCCAGGTGGCCGCTCGCTGATTCGCGAACACGTCCGGAGCCCTGGCCACCAGGGCTCGGTGCTGCTCTTCCTGAGCCCGCATGGGGGCACGCCTGGCCTCGCGTACGTCGAGTAGAAGCTCGGTGCGCTTTTCGTCCAGCTCGCGGGCTTTGTCGTCGAACCGCTTCCACTCCTCTTTGGGCATCACGCGCTCGGCTTGCCTGTACGCAGCCACTCGCGCCTCGTAGTCGCGCATCAGCGCGGATTGTTCCTCGTAGACCTTGCCCACTTCCGCCTGGAGCTGCTTGACCACATCCGGTCCGCCTTGTGGCCCCTGTTGCTGCGTCGGGACTCGAGAGCGCTCGAACTGGAGTTGCTCCTCGAGGGCTTGAGCGCGGGCTTCTGCTGCTGCGCGTTGCTCGCGAACCGTCTTGTAGTCGGCTCCTCGCGCGGCGCGGCGTTCCTTGCGGGTCGGGCGCTCCTCCTTGTCGAGAGCGTCGTCCGGATCGTCGTCTTCCTCGCCGACCGGGACCTCCACGGTGCCTTCGGGATTCTCCTGTGCGAGCTTTTCGAACTCCGCCACGGAGCGCTTGGTGCCTTCCGCGATGTCAGCTTCTTCGTCGATCGGGTCTTTGAACTTGGCCATCTCAGTACTCCGTAGGCTTTACGTCCATGGGGACCCGGTTCTCACCGTCGATCCGCAGGACATGTTGGTTGTTCTCGTCGCTCCAGGATACCGCGGCCTCCCGATCACGGATCTTGTTTGCCAGGTCCTCCGAGCCACAGATGTCCCCGGCGTTCACGATGATGAGGTGCTCGTCCTTGCCCTCGATCACGTCGTAACGGACGTGGTATGGGGCCGAGACGACGAAGTAGACGATGTGCCCCAGGTCGATCCCGTGGGAACGTAGCTGGTCGAGCGCGGTGAGCCCCGCGGACACTATGATCGCCCGGGGCGCCGTGTTCCGCTCCCTCGCCTGGGTGGTATCGGCGAGGATGATCTTGGACCCGGCGTAGCGGTTGTCCTTGATCTGGGTGATTTGGTACAGGTAAACGCGGTCGAACGAAGCTTGGCTATCCCAAGCCTTGTCGGTGATGTCATACTCCAGGCGACGCTCATCGAGTAGAGCTGGGAGTCCCAACCCTCCCTTTGGTGACATCCGCTCCCGCTTGATGAGCGTCCTTTTCAACGCCTTCTCGATCTCGCGGTCGTCCATACCGTTGCCCTTGGCCTCGGCCATCACTTTGCGCACTGCCGGGTCATGCAACGCGGCATAAAGCGATGGGCTCTGCCAATCGTCTGCTCCGGATAGTCCAGGTACCATTCCGTCGTCTGGCTCACTCATTCTGTTCTCTCCCTGACTTCTCGAGGAAGTCGATGATCTCATCGAGGGCTTTGTACTCGGCACACTTCGCCGTGACCCTCGGATCCGAACTCTTCTCGCATACCCCTAGTAGCTCCTGAAGCGCGGTCGGCCGGAGCGACTTGACCATCTGCCGGCGCAGCTCGAGCGTGTATGGGTTCTCTCCCCACTCCGAGCGCTCCGCCTTCGAAGGCAATCTCACTAGGCCGAGCATGCCTCGCCGTCCTTGTTGACGCCCAGAGTCTTCATGTCGACGCCAAGCTCCTCCGCTAGCCACAGAATGAGCTTCAGTTTGTCCGGCTTCTCACAGTGTGGCTGCCCCGTGGCCGCGTCGAATCTGCCTGCCGCCTTGAGCAGCTCACGCAGCTCGGTCACCTCTTTCTTGAGAGCCGCGAAGTCCTCTGCTGAGACATTCGGCGCCAGCAGACCTTGCGGACGAACGCTATTCGGCTGGTAGAGCGGGCTCTGCTGAAACCCCTGAGTCCACTGATCGGCGATTACGGACATCTGGCACATCAGCTAACCATTCCTTGTGGAGGGCCACCTGGGGCCGGAGGCATTGGGGGATGCGGCGGCATCTGGGGGCTTTGCGGGCCCGGTCCCGGAGGGTTGCCCTGCATTGGCATAGCCGGTTTTCCGGTAGAGCCTGGAGGGCCGGGCGGCATCGGTAGCGGCGGCGGCGGAATGCCCAATGGCGTCTGCGGCGGGGGCGGCTGGGGGCCGAGGTAGGCCGCGATGTCCCGGAAGCCCCTGGCGATGAGCGAGCGCTTCACGACCTCATACACGAGTGGGATGTTCTGCTGTAGCTGGGGGATTTTCTCCACCAGGCCGAGGACATCGTCCGCCTCTTGAATCTTCTGGGCGCGCGCAGCGAACTGGAGGTCCGCTCGGATTTCGATCTGGTAGTTCCGCTCGTAGAGCTTCCGCGAGATCGGGATCTGCGACGGTTGACCAGCGGGGACCAGGTTGCTCTCGAGCTGGATCAGCTCGTAGTCGGGGAGGAAAATACTGTTCAGGTAGGCGTTGTTCTTGAGCGTGTTGACGAGAACCTCGTCCGAGAACTTCCGCGTGGACACCGACAGCTGCTTGGTCGCCTGCTCGATGCGCGCCGCGATACCACGGTAGGTCTCCCCGGACTTGCCCTCGGCTCCGGATAGAACCGCAGGGGCTTGCATAGCCCCTTCACCGGACTGCTGCATCAGCTCGACTACCTGGAGCAGCTCTCCACGGGGTCCGTCGAACCCGAAGGGCATGACGTTGTCCTTCAGCTCGCTTCCCGAGACACCGGACACCTTGAGCTGGCCTCCGGGTTGGAGTTTCAGCCCACCGTTAAACTCCACGTTCTCGGTGGTGATGATCATCTTGCAGTTCGCGAGGGTCGCGGCGTCGATGAACTGCGAGAGCGCAACGTTGCCCGCGCGGTTGAAGTCGGCCATGACCCGGCCGTACCCCAGACCAAGGGCACCACGCATATTCTCCAGGCATACCCCGTGGACGAACAGGTGGATGGGCTTCTTGTCCGGTTGCTTCGGCGTCTCATTTGGATCGTCCGGATTCTCCATCCAACCCGGAGGGGTTGGCGGCTGAGGCTCCTGAGCGTCCAACTGTTGAAGACCCTGGAGAGCTTGCTCGGGACCGATCTGCGCTCCCCCGAGCTGCTGACCCAGTTGGCCTTGCATCTCCTGGTGCTGCTGGAGCTGGGCTTGGTATTGGTTCTGGAGGTCTCGGAATGCCGCCAGTTCCTTGAGCTTCGCTTCGTACGCGGACTTGTCCTGCCAACTCGGCTCCTCGTGGATGGTGAGCCGGAAGATCGTCTTGGTGGAGTAGTCCATGATGACCTGGACGAACCGTTGTTTGTCCTGGTTCGGTAGCTCCATCCACCCCTCATACCAAAGCACCTTGTATGGGGCGATTCCCGCATCGTCAGGCTCCACGCCCTGAACTTTGGCCACCGTCTCGGCGAACGATTGCTCGGGCTCCGAGTCGAGCGAGGGCCCATTCTTGTCCTTCAGGACCTTGTCTACGTCGCTCCAGATGCCGCGCATGGCCTCGAGGTCGTGCCGGTAGCGCATGAGGACCTTGGTCCTCCGGGGCACGTCCGAGTAGTCAGGCATCGTCGTCGTGAACACGTACGGGATGACGAACTCGTCGCACGTCAGAACCTCGTGGCGGTTCTCCTTGCGGGACTCGTCATAGAACGAGTGGATCGTGACATCCCCGGGCCCTAGGAAAGCGAGTAGGGCTCGGTGCATCTGCCGTTTGAAGTCAGGAATCTGATTTCGAAGCTGCCAGTTGCCGTGTAGTGATAGCAGCTCAGCGGTCTGTCGGTCTTCTGAGCCCAGCGGCAGAACTCCAAAAACATTGGACCAATCTCCGAAAAGCTCCCCGAAAGCGCGTAGCAGCAGCCGCGACATGTTCTCGAGCAGAATAGGGAGGTGTGCGTTAGCGGCATCTTTGAAGAGCAGGGCCTTCTCGGGCAGCTCCCCGGCCCAGATGCGCCAGTCGCCCTCCACTCGTTTGCGGTACTGCTCGCTCGACTCCCAGTCGGATGTGAAGTTGTCGAACACTTCGTTCGCGATCTTCTTGAGCGCCTCCTCGCCTTCCTCGTGGGCCTTGAATGCATCGACTAGGTTCAGGGAGTCCTCATCGTAGATGAACGGAGTCTCGCCCAGCTCGTCCGGAAGGGAGCCTTCGAGCGGAACGTCGAGGGTGTCCTCGGATTCCGTGGAGTAGTCGAGCGAGTCGTCCATCAACTTGGTTTCCATTGTAGGCAGTCGTTCAATGCGATCTGCGTAGCGAGCACCTGGAGCCGACCGATGATATTGTATCGCCCGGTCATATTACCGAAGCATGCCCCGTCGTTGGTGTCGCCGTCCTTATGCTCCCATGCGGCAGCCACCGAGCGAATCTCACCGCTCCGCGCCTTCTCGAGCAGGTCCTCCAAAAAACGCACGACCGCCTCATCCGCATGATGGAGCGTCACCACTGGAGCTAGCTTGCCGGGATCCAAGTCAGCCCTTCTTCTTGCCGGAGCGTCGCTGCTGCGCATACCCGATCGCTACCGCTTGCTTGACCGGCTTGCCTGCGGAGATTTCTGTCTTGATGTTCTGCTGGCGCACTGAGGCGCTCTTACCTTTTTTGAGCGGCATAGCTCAGCTCCCCACCGCTGCATCGATCTTGACCTTCAGGTCATTCACTCGCTGAGTGGCGGCCACCACCTGGGGCGTGAGGTCCTCCACCGGTGGAGGCTGCGTAGATGCCTTGGCGATTAGCTGGTCCACGCTCGTGGTGAGCGCGTCGATGCTCGCTGATAGTGCGTCGGTAGCTGCTGACATTTTCTTGATCTCCTTGGATATCCAGATCCCAAAAACCAGCGGGAAGACTAACGCCTCCGCCGCCAATAGCCAAATCATACTCGCGCTCCGTAACCGAAGCTCGTGCCCTTGCGGCCCGATGACTTCTTGACCTCTTGCTCCCACTCGTCGGGAGCTTCCTTGCGTTTCGGAATCATCTTCCTACCACGAGACGCGAACGCGCTGGCGTACCAAGCGCTGTCGGTCCAATGGTCCTCGCCGCCGTCCATCGGCGTGTCGGGGTCCCCGGGCTCGGACTGAACCGCCGGCAGCGTCTCGATGAGCTTGCGGCATGTGCTGAAAAATACGATGCCCGGCTGCTTGGTCCCATTGTCGTGGTCCGCTAGCCTCCGAGCTAGATGCTGGGCATTGGTCTGCCTGCTCTTCTTGTCGGCCTGCACCCACGGAATGCCGGCCTTGACGAACGTCTGGTACATCGTCTCGCTCGCCTGACCTGACTGGCCCCAGATTTGGGTGTCGGCGGGACCGGTGATACTCGAGCAGTCGCGCTTCTCGTCCCAGAGTCCGAGGTCCATCTCGACCTCCTCGATCATCGCGCAAACCTCGTTTACCAGCTTTCCTTTGAACGTCAGTTCCTTGATACAGTAGAGGTTTTCGTCCGGGTCCATCGCCCACCAGTGGACACAACCCGGTACCTTGAACCCCCAGTCCATTGAGCGAAAGAACGTCCAATCGTCCGGGCACTTGAAAGGCTTGATGACGTGAAGCTGTGCATTCCATTCGTCGAAAAAACTGTGCTCCGAAGCATCCCAGCGGCCATACAGAAGAGCATTACGGATGTGCGGCTTCGCAGATAGGAGCTGAGCTTCATACTGGGCAACGAACTCCTTGTCCGGGTTGTCCTTCAGCGTAGCGATGAGGAAACACCACGTATGCCAGTAGACGGAGCCATCCGCGCGCTTGAGCTGGCGCTTGAAGATGACTCCGCCCTCGGGATTGGGCTTCACGAATCGCTCGCGCACCCAGTACGGGTTTTTGACACTGAAGTTCTCGCCTGAGACACGGCGCATCAGCGGGTTCGTACAGGAGCGAATCTTGAGCATCTGCGACAGGACCGGGTCACTCGAGCGCAGACGAGTGTTGATCTGGTCGTACTGCTCCTCGTCGAATTGGACCAGCTCATCGTAGAGGATCTCGTCGTACTCGTTCGACATGTAGGCTTCCCAGTCGTTGGGGTCCTTGCAGTGGCCGAACTGGACTCGATATCCGCAGCCGAACGTCCATGTCGTCTTGTTCTGATCCCACTTCGCCTCGGGATCGAATGCTTTGAACATCCGGTGCGAGCGAGCGATGGTCTGCTCAAGCATCGGTCGTGTCCGACGAAGATGCAGTGCCCATCCCACGGAACCGCCCCTGGGCATCCAGCGCCGGTCACTCCTCGGGAGCTTTTGGCGCTTGTCCTCGATGATGACCTTGTCGATCGGGTCCATCAGCAGGACCATGCTCTTCCCTGGTCCGGCCGCGCCGGCCCCGAGCACCTCACGTACCACTTTTCCCTGAGCATCGCGGATGCCGTGGAACCGCCGGCCCCACTCGCTCGGCTCGTAGATGGCCGATTCAGCCATTCAGGTTCGATGCGCCGTGCCCGTCAAGATCGGCGTCCAGGTTGTTGATCCAGGTCGACGCCTTGATCGCATCCCAGTCCGGCTCGTGTTCCGGGACCGGCGCGGGCTCGGCGAGGAGAGCAAGGAACTCATGGGTCAGCCCGAGCACCCCATTCAGGTAAGGCGCTTCGTCCGCCGTGAAGTACCCGCGTTGCTTGAGCCCATGGACGAATGGGACAGGTTGACCAGCTACCGCACCCTGGAACGCCTCCGGCCAGCGAGTCTTGAGCTTGTCGAGCCAGTAACGAATGCCCGTCACAGCGTCGGGGAAGGCGAGGAAATTGGACCCAGGGCTCGGAGGATCGTACCAGACCCATTTCCCCGGGCTCACCTGCTCGTTGCACCGGAATTGGCAGTAGTCGCCAGGCCAATCCTTCGGAGGTCTGATATTGCCGAAGTTAAAGCAGTGCATGCTCTTCCATCGCCCAGTCTCGAGCGCGGACTGTGCGCACAGAATAGCCACCGCGCTGTTGGACATCTCCGGCATCGCTTCCTGGATGGCCTTCAGTACATCCAGAGCCGTCATCAGCGTGAGCTTGTCCGGGACGAGGTTCAATCAGTCCCCGCATCGCGATAGTGCGCGCGAACATCGCAAGCCATGTCGAACTGCCGGAGCGTCTCTGCAAGGGCGGCCTTGGCATCCTGGGGTGGCGTGGCGCAGGACTGGAGGCCCAGAAAGAACCCGCCGATCACCGATCCGGTCAGCAGGCTGGCTACCAAGAGCTTTTTCGAGCTGGTCATGCCGCACCGAACTTTGGCAGACTGACGCCATATTGGCTCGCCAGGACAGCGATGCCGGCGATCAGTTTCGCCGCCAAGGATTGGTCCTTCACAAACTCAGCCACAGCCGCGCATGCTCCGGCTACGACAACCACTTCCAGTACACGAACAATGGGATTTTGCATCCCCGGTACTGTGAACGTGCGTTCACTACTTGTCAAGTGCCAAGCTACCCCTCGGAGATGACCGCCGTCCTCGCCATCTGGAGCTTTGGTAGCAGGATCCGATTCACCCAGTGGGCTAGCTCGGCTCGAGTCGGCGCGCGCTGACCGATGGAGTGGACCACATGAGATCCGAACGACAGGTTCACCTGGTCGATCAGGTTGTGGACCGTTGGCATCAGCTCCTTGCTGACTAACTGCTCGATGTTCAAGTCGGACACTGCCCGATCGGACAGGACCGGGCTGATCGGGTTCCCGAAGCTCTCCATCAGCATACATAGCTCCCTGACGAGCGGCACGATCTCCCGGTTCATCCGGACCACAACGTCACGGTCTGTCACTGGACGCTGGGAGAGTCCGATCACTTCAGGGCCTTCTTGACAGCCAGGTAGAGCTTCTTCCTTCGGGTCTCCTGGGGGCCATCCTCCATCCACTTGATGCGCTGCTGGTCCGACAGGTTCAACCACTCACGCTTGGCCTTCTTGGCGTCCCCCATCTGCCTACATAGAGCCTTGTCGGCTTCGAACGTGACCATGGCGATCTGGATGTCTGTGAAGTCCGCCATCGCCGGAGCATCCTCGATCCATTCCCGTTCGTTGAAGACGCGGATGTCCTCCACTGGCCCACGGTCCATGCGGACCATGTCCTTCCCGTCCCGCTTGACCAGCCACGCCCGGTCCCCGGTCTGGGCATTCCGGTAGTACTGGCGCTTATGGGGCTCGGGGTCCCAGTTCAGTTCCGACACAGGGCAATCCCCAGTCTGGCGGTACCCTTCGCCACATACAGGATGACCGGCTCATGCTCGAAGGTCTCCATGTGCTCGAATCGGTAGATGAGCTGGATACTGGGGAACCGGGAGCGCAGCCACGACTCCTTGGGGATTGAGCTGAGCGATCTCATAGAAAAAATGCCCTGGCCAGGATTATGCCGCGATTTGCCCATTTAACCCGTGGCCCCGACAGTCGTGGCTTCCAAAAAATGAAGTCGTCCGCCCTGGTCCCCGACAAAGCGCTATAGACCAGCTTGATCACTCGACTTCCTTCTCCGGCAAGGTCGGGATTTCCGCGTACATGTTCACCGTTCCGACGTTGAGCACCCGGGTACCGCCCTTTTCCACGGCGCGGGCCTTCATGATGCCCACGGCCATCGAGGTTCCCTCCGTGATGCCCACCGGGGCGTCCTTTTTGGGGAGCCACCCGGCTCGGGCGACCTTCCACTTACGCAGGGCCTTCCGATGTCCGTACAGGTTGCGCCACTCACGGAACTGTGGGTCATCCTCGGGCTTCTCGGCCTGTGGGTCCACGTCCCGGAAGTGCATCGTGTCCACGCCGACCTCGAGACTCGAGCGGAAAATCTCCTCCTGAAGCTCCTTGAGTAGGTTTTCTTGGTCCTTCGCGGCTTCGGCCTTGTAGTTCTTCTCGAGCGGCGCCTGACCGACGACCCGGAGTACAGGAATCACCTGGGGCTCGAGGGTTTCTGTCTCTGGTTCGTCGGTCAGGTCAGCCATAGCCATCTCCAGGGTAGCCGATCAGCCTCGGCTCCGTCGATCCACCGGTAGCGCCAGCTCAGATTGAGCGGGTAGGCCTTCAGTGGCAGCCTTTTCATGCCTTTTCCATCGCACAGACCGGGCATCCCGATCCGGTATTGTTCGCCCCTGACAGACCGTGCTTCTTACATTCCCATGACCGACAAACCGCTACCGGCTCGGTGGCTACAGATACGCTCGCCCTTATGCAGGAATCATGCTTCTTCATCCATGCATCAGCTGACTCTCGCGTCTCCTTGACGTAGTACGGATTTGGCGTTTCGAAGGCGCCACTAGCACCGCACGCACAGCCGAGCTTGATGTAAATTCCTCCGCTCACCCCGCCGGGGGCCTTTCTGTGTCCCGAGCCCACTTCCGGCTCGAGAGGTAGTTCATGACGCGCTCCCGCTCCTCGTTGGGCAGGCTCTCGATGAGCTTCGCGCACTCCTGCATCACGTATGTCTCCAGCTCGATTCCGATCCGTTGTTTTCTCACTGCTTTTCTCCCTATTCTCCAACCACTTCAAGCCAAGCAGCGTCAGCCGCCTGCTCATTTCTCACCACGAACACGTTGTGTCCGAGCTTTCTGGCTCGGTAGTGCCAGTCGATCTGCTCGGTCGACAGCTGACCAGTGTCCGTCTTGGTCTCTGCCCAAAAGCTCGCCCCGAGTGGCCCCATGACGTAGCTGTCCGGGGTGCCCTTGTCCGCGAGCTGCATCCAGCCTCCCCGAACAGGCACCTTTCCGCTCTGTACCCGGGTGACTATGCCACCTCGAGCGCGCCAGCGGCCGAAGATTGCCCGTTGAATCTCCGCCTCTGAGCGCTTGACGCCTGCCAATCCCTGTGCGACTTTCATGGGGTGTACGAAGCTGGTGTGATCAAGATCGATGCGCTCGTAAAGTTTCTAGGGCTTCGGAAGTGCTGGGAGCTGAGAGAGCTGGCCGCTTCCATTGGCATCTACTTCACCTGTAAGGCCGGGCGTCCCAGGGTCACCAAGACCCGCATGCGTCTGTCCAGGGAGGAGGCCAAGGCCATCATGGCGAGATTCTATGCTCTGCGGGGGCAGGGGAAGACTCTCGAGCAGACCGTTCGACAAGGCGTCGGCCAGCCCCGGTAAGAACCATAGCCCTGGCGCGTCCGTGTGATCGCGCCAGAAGCTCGCGCTTACTGAGCGCAACGACGTGGTAATGGGCGGCCTGACGGGAGAAGCCCAGGTTGTGTCCGATCTCCTCCATAGACGGCGCAAGTCCAGTTTCCTTGATGTAGTTCGCCACGAACAGAAGTACCTGTAGCTGCCCGTCAGGGACCTTGGATTCTATGGCCATGTCACGCGCACGCTTGGTGGTCCCTGTGCTCGTTCAGAGCCGTGAGAGCGAATGCCTTGCAGTCCGGGCATAGCGGGGTCTGGATCGGCAGCAGGATAAACCCACGCCGCTCCGCCTCACGGCGGATTCGCTCCAGCTCTGCCTGCTTCTGGTCCACGCGCTAAGTATGCGCGTCTACTTGACGGCTGTCAAGCGTCTACCAGGGAACCTCTTCTCCCTGGTCATCGCCGGGCTCACGATGCACCGGGCTGCGTTCGTCGCGCTTGGGTAGCTTGGGGCGCAGGTGGATTACCCCATCCATGGGCAGGGCGTCCAGGCGGACTATGAAGCTCGCCCCGTCTCGACCGGGCCACGCCGCCCCGATCTTCGTCCAGAACGATTTCCCGTCCTTTTCCTTGACCACCAGCGCTTCCAGCATTCCGCTCATGTGTTTCCTTTGGTGAAGTCGATCTGCCTCGGGTCCGGTTTCTTCCGGGGAGGCTTCGGGTCTTTGCGTGTTCCTAGGTGCCCAGCCGGCCACCATAGCTTGTTTGCCGTCCGTAGGTCCCTGGAGGTCCTGGCCACCTCCAGGCACTCGTCGAACGTCTTGGAGGCCATGGGCGGCTGCTTGCCGATCCGGGGCCGGTTCTCCCAGAGCCACTTTGTGCTGACACCGGGCTTCTTGGTTACCTGCGCCACGATCCAGTCGACCATCTGGGACTCAAGCAAACAGACCAGCCGGCTCATCGTTCAGGTGACGCATCGACATCACCAACCCCGCTAGGTCTGGCCCAGGACCAGTCCATACAGGCTTACCAGCCTTAGTCTCCCACCCAATCCGGAAATCGTTTCCGTCCCAGGACAGCGTATTGATCACCACACCGGACTTTATCAGCTCGATCAAATCTTCCATGGTTTCCTCTGTCTAGATGGCGTCCTGACTTTGTTTCATGCCGCAACTACGGCCCCCAAGGCCGCGCACCGGAAAGGATAACGATGCTTCGGTTAGCAGGTTCTCCCTGCTCAACATACGCCAGGACGCCACGTTGCAGAGTGTAGCGTTTCCTTGGCAGTCGTCAAGGTGTGTTTCACGTGAATCGTATAGTCCGGCCCGTGGGCCGCTCGCCACCTGGATCCCCACTTATCTCCAACCTACCCTCTCCTCGAAGGGCTCTCGGATGCTCGGGGCTCATGGGGTCTCCAGCTGCTACGGTGACCATCCAGGGTATTGGACTACCGCTCTGACTGGAACTGTACTAGCTCGTCGCCACGCCCAAGGTGCCCGGGACCGCTAGAGGTCGCTGTGGGGTGCCCTGTGGGCCGGAGGAACGGGGGTACCGGGGGTGGGGTAATGTCTCTCCCGGCGTGTAACCTACGACTGAGCCCCGTTTTGACGACGTTTCCCGCCAGAGCCCTCTCGGGCTCGAGAGAGGGTATCCACTTCGGCTTCCGCCGTAGACCCCATGGCATAGGTCCGATTGAGCGCCAACACCCGGCGCTGCACTCGACGGGCCAGTTTTTACTGGACATCCGTCAAGGAATGCATCAGTTTCCCTATTGCATTTTGCCATGCAGGTGCAGACTGCACCATACGAGCCCTGGGCGTCAAGCCTGGGGTTTCGTATTTTTGCAACGCTGAGGCAATGTGTAACAATTATGCGGGCGTCGCGTCGCTTACCCAACGACCGACGCCCTGGCCGAAACCTGATCCGAGGTCCCGACATGCATACAGTACCACACGAGCCTGCTCTGAGTTGCGGCGATGGCAGTAGCCGGTGATTGAACAGGCGCTCACGTCGACCTCCCTCCCGTGTTGCTGGCGCTAGCGTTGCGCCTCCAGAAAAGCAGCAAGCGGTCACGCCGGCCGTCGCGGTCCTGCGTGAAGCGCGGCGCGTCGGGAGAAAGGTGCAAGCAGTTCTTGCACTCGTAGTGCCCGTCCGACAAGCACTGACCAGAGCCGTCGTAGCTCGTGGCCGTGTACTCGCTGCACGGATACTCGGGGTCACGCACGCCGACTGCGCCGAAGCTAACGCGACCGTTCACCGCGTCGACTAGGTTGCCCCAGGCCAGCAGCGCAGCGGTCACGCTCTCACCCGTGGCGGCACTAGAGCCTGATGGTCGGGGCCGTCCGGAGCAAGCACGCGCAGCGCTGCCATCACGGCTTCGTCGAGCAAGCGATACGCTACGGAATGCGTAGGCTCGTAGTCGGCCTCCGCGCGTCCATTCCGAAGCAGCTCCAGAGCCCGTGGAACATCTACCCCTTGAATGGTGGCCTGGGGAGCGCACGGTTTTGCGATGCGCGTCAACTCCAGGTAGATGCTGGAACACGCGGCGCACATCGGCTCCAGCGCAATCTGGAGACCGCTCGCGACGGTCCTGTCAGCGAAGCACGCCCGGCATCCCGCAACGGTCCCTCGCTCGCACAGAGCTTCCCCCTTGGGAGCGGCTGCTTCTACGGGCTCGGCTGGCACCAGCTCTCTGTTGGCCCAGTGCGAGCGCCCGCCAGCGGGGTTTTCGATGTAGCTCGTGCCGTCATCGAACGTCGCGATCACTTTGCACCGGAGCCCGAACCAAACCTTATCCGGTGAGTTGATGCTTACGAATTCACCTTCCTTCGGCTCCCACGGCGCAGGCTGCTCGGGAGCGGCTGCTTGCTCCACGACTGGCCCCTGTTCGCATTTGCGACACAGGCCGGTTGACGTGCCACTGTGCCCTGCTTTGCACTTGCGACACGTGTACCCGGTGAACGGCGCCGGCTGCTCCACGGGCTCAGCCGGCCCTGCTGGCTCGACTGGTGCGGCTTCGGGGGGCTTGTCGTCGGCATTGCAGTCGAGGCAATCGGCAACGAATCCGTACCCGCCATGTCTGTTGCAGTAGCGCGCGCCGCGTGACTCGCTTCGCTCGCGGTCCTTCGTTATCCAGGCCGCTCGATTGCCTGTCCCGCCTGAGCGCAACGCATCCGCAGCCTCGCGCAGGTGCTCCAGCTCTCCTCGTTCTGCTGCTGCGAGCTGCTCGGTCGCTGCAAGCTTGACTCCGCGCTCCGTTGCTTCCGCTCGCAGGTTGCTGACCGACTGCGCTACCTCGCGCGGGTTTTTGACGCTGCTCCAGCCGGCGAAGGCCTCGTATATTTGCTGGCACTCGCGGAGCCACTTGTCGCGCTCCGACTCCATCGCAGCGAAGCGCGCATCCAGCTCTGCGAGTTGTTTGCGGCAGCGCTTTAGCTCCTCGTCTCGAATCTCAATGCCAGCTTCGAGCGCTTCGGGGTCGTGTTGCAACCAAGCCCACGCGAGCGCCGCGACCTCATCCGCGCGCACGTTACCAATCAGTCGCGCCTGCGGCTCCCACGCCACGCCACACGCATGAACTTCCGAGGCGATGTCGTTGAGCGGACGCTGGACAGCAGCTGCGCCTGTGGCCCGCTGTGCTACGGGTAGAGGCTCGGCTGATAGGACTTCACGGAGCAGCGTATTTGCCTCGCTGATTCGTCCAGCGCAGCCAAGGTCAAGCTCGTAGCAGAGCGAGTCGTCCAACTGTTCCAGCGCAGTCGCGAGCTTCTCCCGGCTCTCCCCTTGTAGTCCGAGCGCCACCCGCTTAGGTCCGTCGTCTCCAGGCGGCTCCGGGGCACTCAGCAGGGGCTCTACTACTTGCTTGGGGTCGGTCATCACTTTTTCTCCCTGAGGTACATGGACAGGCTCTCAAGCAAACCGGGTAACTTTGGATCGGTCTCCCCTCCCCACCTGAGCCCTTCGTCGGTCCTTTCGACGTGGAACTTGCGGACACGCCCCAGATGGCGGAATAGCATCCAGGCTCCGAACAGAAGTGCGGGGCACGCGAAAGCAAGAGCGAGGCACATCGCACCGAACAGTACGGCGAACGGGTCTAGCATCGGATAGCTCCAGTGGGATCCATGGGTCTTTGAACGGCGTGAGCAGCTTGACGAGCGCGAGCACGGAGAGGGAAAAAAGTATCAGTAGTGGCCATAGGCGTATGGTCATCCAACCAGCTCCCCCTCGCACCAGTACGATACGGGCTCGTGGGTCTTGATGTTGACTGCGCGGACTTGGCCGCCGATGGCCTGGGCATGCTGGAAAGCGGCGGTGAGGTTCGGGGCGATGGCCGTGGCGACCCAGTGGAGGTCAACGAGCTTCTCGCAGCGGATGGGGAAGCCCCGGTGGCGGTCGTAGTTCACTCGTTCCTCGACGGCGCCCACTTGACCGAAGGGACCAGGTCGTTTCCTGGAGTATGGGGGACCTTGAGCGCGCGGCGGCGGGTAGAGAAGGCGCGGTACGCCATATCGCCCGTGAACACGCTCCGAAGCTCCTGCCCGACGATGTGGTACCGGGCGCATGACATGGTAGCCATTGCCGCTTCCCACCCACGCTGACGGCTGGTGTTCGACGTGATCCATGACCGGAGAGCGAAGGCCGGGTCACCCTTCTTGATCATCTCCCCGGTGGAGACCTTCATGGCGAAGTCCACGACCTTTTCCTCGTCGACCGGCACGGCGTAAATCAGCGCCGCTAGGACACCGCCGAGGAACTTGTCCGGCTTGGCAGCCTTGAGCTTCTCGTACCCAGGGCGGTACAGCTCGAAAGTCTCTAGCGCCCCGGAAGTAGTCAGCGGAACATTGTTCTCGAATCCTTGGGACAGCCCGATGAGCACCTTGGCAGCGGCGAGCTGGCGAGTGTTCAGACTGGTGAGGAACGAGAGACTCCGGAGTCGGTGACGGTCGATCGGGTCCGAGAGCTGACCCTCGTGGTTCGTCGCCACAACCATGTCCACGGCAGTCCGGGACTGGACGATGGCCGACAACCGGTGCTGGCCGTCGATGACGAATCCCCCAGCATCGAAACAGATCCCCTGGTGGGTCAGCTTCCATCCGCCAGCGAGCATGTCGTTGGCCAGCGATGTTACCCGGTCCGGTGAAATTCTCCGGTTCTCCGGATGGTTCTTTTTGAGCCACTTTTCTGCCATGGCAGGTGTTACCCGCATGACCTCGATCATCATCTGCTTCGACATGAATTATCTCCCAATTCTCTTTCTGAAAATCTCCCAAGGAACCGTCTCCCGTGGAGCGAACTCTGCCTCGTAAGCCTTGCGCCCGAGGTCCGTGGCAGACACGTACCGATCCCCATCCGCGTGCTCCACGAGCCCCTCAGCAACGAGCCAGTCGATGGCCTTCTGCTGAGTCTTTCGGTAGGAGCAGGTCCCCCGCTTACAGGCTAGCCAGAGGAGCGCCCGGCGGGACGGAGACATTGTCGTTTTGGCCACACACGTAGCTTAGTGCGTCTTTGGCAGATGTCAAGGTTCAGGTATGCTGGCCCATACGAATTTAACCAATCTCCTGAGGACCAACGGATCAGAATCTTGACCATTGAGTCAGCGGCTGCCCTCAAGGCGTCCCCCTCTCAGGTGGGAGCGCTGCGGCCTTGCTTGCTCGCCACTTCGCCAGGTTTTCCGGGAAGTGGTTCTCGAGCTTGGGGCGCAGCTCCTCGAGCAGGACAGCCAGCCCGGTCGGCGTGATTGTCCCGATGCCGTGACGCATGGTCATGCATGCGCGCTCGCACAAACGCTTCGCAGTCTGACGCTGGCGCGGTGTTAGTTGCACGGCTGCGCGTGACGCCTGGTCGAGCAGGATGCGCATCGATGGCGAGAGTCTGGCCACCTACCGCCCCCCTTGTCTGTCTGCCCGCGCAGCCTGTGGAATGATGCGCTCGACTACGCTCACCTCGTTGGCTTTCTGGGATGCTTTCTGCATCTCATCGACCCACGCCTTTAGCGCTTGAAACTCATCGCTCGGCTCGGGAAGGACGGCGGGGTGGCGACCGCGTGCACAATGAGCTTTCAGCCGCAGCTCCTCGAGTCTCTGGCTATGCTTCTTTGGCTTTGGCGGACGCTTCACGGCAGGCGCTCCTCTTCTTCGGCAAGAATCGCAGCGTGGAGCGCACGGTCGGCGCGCTCGCGCAGCCTGTTCACCAGAGCGCGCGCAGCCTGGTATTCAAGCTCATCACGCTCGGCTTGCTCGATTGCCTCGCTACTAAACGGGTCAGCCGGCGGCGTGCACTTCCAATCGTCGTAGGTCACTGTCGCCCCCCTTGTCGGTCTGCCCGCGCAGCCTGTGGAATGATGCGCACGGGAATCCCGCCACAGTCCAGCAGCTTTCTCATGCCCGGAGCATAGCACCTACTTGGCAGTTGTCAACGTAGTCGTGGGACAGAAAGGTGGCCTGTTACGAAAGTGTCCCACACGAGGTAGCAAGCCAGGACCACCAGGACAAACAGCAGGATCCCCTTCACCCAAGCGAATGGAGCCGGAATATTGAGGTAGTGGTCAGCCGCCCAGATGACGGTACCGATGAGGCAGACGGCGAGGACTATGTAGACCAGGGTTAGCATGACCGGGTCATGCAAGACGGCTACCGGAACGGGGTCATTGACGTCAGCGTTAGAGGGGGTTAGAGTCAGTACTCATAGCTCTCCTGTTTGGGGAGTTGTGGACGTCCCCGGTCGCGACGGCTGTCGCTAAACGTTGCCGCGCCGGGGGCGTCTAGGTTTCCGAAATTGCGTAGCTGCAATATGCGTCTACGCCCGAAAACCTACACGTTGGCACGTGTCAAAGTCAATCGGGCCTTGAAATTTTCCATCTGAGGGCCGGGTCATGCAAGACGGAACCCAGTCCCCCGCTCGGCGAACCACGCCACCAGGTCCGAATCGTGCGACGGCGAGTCGATATCCGGGTAGGGCGACCGTCCAGGGCAGGAACCAGGGAACGGCGGATGACCACCACGAACCCAGTGTTCGTACCCCGGGTGCCCGCAGTTGGCACAGAGGCGAGCCTCAAGGTCTAGCTCCATGCTTGACGTATGCCAAGTAAAGTTCGGGTTGTCAAATTTTCCCTAAGTGGGCCCCCCCTCCCTCCGACCCTCCGCCCTCCCCCCGGGGGTGGCCCATTCGCGGACCATCGTGAACAAACGTTCACAGTCGGCCAGCCGGTACTGAACAGCCGCGCAGTGTAGCCGCTCGTACACGTGAACCAGTGGCTACAGAGCTGGACGCATGCGCAGGTAGGGGTGCCCGGGATTTGGGGGCTGACGGGGCTAGTTGCCTTTAGTCCGCGCTAAGTAGTGAGAACCATTGTTCACGCACGTGTGATGACCGGATACCGACCCGGGGTTTCGGGCAACTAAGGCAACTCGGGCACATATGCAGCGGGAGGGGAGGGGCGCTCTGTAGCTCTGTAGCCACTGGTTCACGTGCTCTCCTTTAGACCTCTTTTGGTGGTCGTGGCCCAGTGTATATACAGCGTCATGGTGCGCTTCCTGGCTCTACACGCCTCTAGGCTGCGTTTTCACCTCGGTTGAGCCTGTGCCCTCTCTGCGTCACTGAACGCCGTCTCAGTGTGAATTAGGCACACTGAGCGTTTGGTTCTAAAGACCGGAGCCGCCCCGAAAAGCCCCAACGTCCCAATATGCCCGTGGACATTTGGGACAATCCCATACAGGTTGAACCAGTTGATTAGTGGTTGAACCAGTTTATCCTGTGGAGTTACGAGAGGTTAGCGCCGTGCCCCGTGCCAGCCTGAAGAATCAATAGCTTGGCATGTGGTGTGCAATATGGTTAGGCATGACCAACAGCGAATGGGTGAGTGTCCGGGCGCTCAACGGTGCTCAGGGTGTCGAGGTAGTGGAGCTGGGTGGCGAGGGCGGGCGTCAGGTCCGCATCGTCGACGGGTCTGGGAGAGTCCTGGAGCCGGCTGAGACCGTCTCGGTTAGCCTGGCTGACTCGATGCGCGCTGAAGCGGTTCAGCAGCCCTGGAGCCGCTCATCCTCTCGCTGGGGATGAGTCGATTCTCAACATGGGACATTGACATCTGCCAAGTAAGGGATTAGGATACACACATGGCTCACAACACTCTCCGCACTGCAGTGATTAGCTCACTCCTCCTGGCTGGTTTGCTGGCCAGCTCGAGGGCGGGGGCAACCGAGGTCGACGTGTGCGAGGCGTATCGCTCGGCTCTCACGGTTGAGCGTGGGGACTCCGAGGAGACCGCACTCGAGGACGGCGACGCCTTGGACGCTCGGGACGACTGCCGCTCGGCTGGCTGGGTTTTCCGCAATGCGCCGCTATCGGATATGGTCGGGGACTATGACCTCATCGTTGACCCGTGGGCTCGCTGAGGTTCGGCGGGGGCGGTCGGCTGCAAGGCCCTCCGCTCCCACCGAGCCCCATCGGCTCGAGAAAGCAAAACCACCACCATGACCACCGAGAAAAAGACCCTCACGATCACGATGTCCGAGCGTCGCCCGCTCAAGATCGACCCCGAACTGTGGCCGGTAATTGCCTCGGCAAGCCGGCATGACGGCGCCGTGAAAGCACAAGCAAACACGGAATGGTACATCAAAGTCCGAGAAGATGAGCAGGGGCGCCGTCTCGTATATGGCGGCAAGGTCTCCGGCAACGGCGGCCAATACGCGGGATTCCGTGAGCTGCGCGGCGGCTACCTGGTGGACTCCGTGCGCGACGAGGCGGGCGCCGTAGCCTCCGACGAACAGGGGACCGTCCGCGCGATCCGCCGCGTGGCGGGCATTATCGGCGATGACCAGCTGGGCGCCGATTGCATCGGCAATCTGCCGGCGGAGGAGGTCTGAGCCATGACCCAGCTCCCCGGATTTAACCTGTACGCGATTCACCGGCGCGAGATCAGCCCGGTCCTCCTGTCGACCGCCAAGCAAGCTGTTTTGCGCGGCGTCGGCGACTGGTTCGTTTGCCGTGAGCCCAACTCTGGGCTCGGCGTTGAGCTGCTGAGCGGCCCCCATTTGTCGGAGAAAGCCGCGCTCATCGACGCGCAGGCCATGACCGACACGGGCGGGACCTGACCGATGAGTCCCGCGGCGGAGCACGACATTCACCGCGGGACTCTCCCGTTTCCGCGGAGCTTGCCCGAATAGCCCTTGACACCTGCCAAGCTCTGGGCTACTGTCTACATACTCTCTCGAAAGGAATCACACATGAAAAACACCATCAAAGCCACGGTTGCTCTCATCCTCTGCTCCGCCACGGCATTCGCTGCTGGCGAGGCTCGCCAGGCCCGTCCGGTCGCCTGTGCCGACTACTCGATCGCCAAGACCGACAAGGGTGACGTGGCCCTCTGCATCTCGGCCAAGGGCAAGCCTTCCGTTCTCCGCTCGTTCGCCATCGCCTCCCTCACCGACCCGTCGACCGGTAGCACGGTCAAGGTCGCGGTTGGCTTCCGGTGATCGCCTCTCTGCTCGCTGGGCTGGCCCTGACGGTCATCCTTGCTAGCTCGCTACTCGCCCGCTGACCCCCTTCGCGTCCCCAGCCTGAGGTAGCTCGGGACGTCATAGGGTGCCACTAGGCCCCGGAAAGTGAGTGACTGTGGAACGACTACCCAAGGCCTATTCCCAGTATGGGGCGAGCATGGGCCGCACATCGGATGCGCTGGAGCACTTCTCAGCCTGTGTCGGGCGCGTGAGCCTGGCCCGTGTCCCGCTAGACGCTGGCGGTTATGACTCGGGCGGAGCCTACTGGGGGATCGGCGAGCCGCTTTGGAGGGCTCGTGGTGCTGAAGATGACTTAGACGATCTCGAGGCTTTCTTCCGTGCTCCGAGTCGGGAAGCCGCAAAGGCAATGCTCCCCGCTGGGGTGAGGTTTTTCCGCTGAGTTGCCGAGGACCCATCGCGGGAGCTGATTCTGGAGCTTCAGGGACGAAAGAGCGCCTAACCCGGCCTCAGCTCACCAGCCCTCCGGGGTTAGTGGGCTGACGCGGGCTTAGCCCGGAAAGGGAGACACGATGAACAGGCTAACCAAAGCCACGATCGAGCGCGTTTACTGGGACCTAGAGCGCCTCGCCGGCAAGCACGGAACGGCCCTCAGGTTTCTCGAGCAGGCCTACACGGCCGCTTGCGAGGGCGAGAAGGCTCACAGGCGCGTCGGGCGGAGTCTCGTCGGGCAGATCAGCCGGCGCGGCTCGGTACACACCGCGGCCTGCTACTTTGCGGCTCGCTTCGCCCTGGAGCCCGGAAAGGCCCGGACGACTTGGGCGGACGCGGCGAGCATACGTCCTGACGCTCTGAACGGACACGCTTGCGGGCAATTGCTGCGCCTCAAGCCCGAGTTCCGCTCCGAGCTGCGCCGGCTCTGGGCTGCTATCGAGCCGATCGACTACTCCAAAGACATTGCGGGGAACCCGTGAAGATCACAATCTGCGTGCCAGATGATGCGATTGACGTAGTCCTGGAAAGCCCTAACTCGCGCTATTGGTGTCCCCGAGCCGAGTGGAATCCGGAGACTAGGGCAGGCTGGGTTCACGAGCCACAGGACTCGGGCCCGGTCAAAAAACACTACTTCGGCTCGTCCAAGGTCAAGGGAGCCCTCGAGCACTTGGCCAAGAACAGCCCGGCTGTCCTAGCCCGCATTGCCTCGGGTGATGCCGACGGGAACGACGGGGACATACTCCTACAGCTGTGCGCCCTGGGCGAGATTAGGTACGGGTGAGCCCATGATCATCGAAGGCGTCGAATACTACCGCTTCCGAATCTACTTCCGCCTCGCCAACGGCAAGCGCCGGCTCTGGTATCGCTGGAGCCCGGGCGACCCATGGGCCTACGATTCGATCGCTCGTGAGCTGTCCGACCGGTTCAGCCCGAGCGAGATCCGGGGACCGGTCAGAATCGAGCATGCGCCATGACCGATGACGAAGGCAACGGACCGCTTGAGTGCGAGAGCTGTGGGCGCCCAGGAGGCAAGGCGCCGCACACTTGCCCATATCGCGAGGATATCAACGACGACCACGAGACCGAGTGCAACTGCTGCGATCATTGCGAACAGGAGTGCGCCTATGACATCTGACCGGCTCCCCATCCTCGGCTCCCGGGGTTGCTATCTGGTCAGCCGGCCGAACGGTTGGCACATCGTCACCTCCGAGGGCGAGGCAGACCTGGGTATCCGGGTACTGACCGACGAAACCCTAGCGCGCGCCCTCTGTGCGCCCCGTGGCAGCGTCCGGGTGCTATCGGATGCTGTGGAGGTCGTCCCGTGAGGCGCCTCGAGCGCTTGGGGGCTCGCGTGGAGGCTCTCGTGCGGTATCGCGTGCGGGAGCGCGTGTGGTATCGCGTGGGGTGGAGGCTATCGCAGTGAGAAAGCTCGCCCAGTGTCCCTGGAAGGCCATAGGCGGCAGTGAGCCCCCATGGGAGCCTAGGCTTGTCGCCCAGGCCAGAGCATGGATCTGCGGCGCCAGCATTGGCCGCAGGCGCTTTTGGTGCTCTCTTGGCGGTCGGCATGTCTCCGCAAACCGCGTTTGGTCACCCATTGCCGACTGCCATACTGGCATTGCCATATATGGCCACTTCGCAAAGCTCACCAATGTCACTTGACACTTGCCAAGTATAGCACTACTCTACACCACCCTCACAACAGGAGAACACATGCACTTTGCAGCACGACAAGGCGATCTCGTATTCGACAACGAACACCACAATGAGGTGCCTCCTGGCCTCAAGCTCGAACCCCTCACCGCTCCGCTGGTCCTAGCGGGTCGGGACACGGCTCCGCATCTCATCGAGGACTTCGCGGCCCTGAAGAGCGTGGTCCGGAATGACGTGCGCTACCTAGAGGTCTCTCGGGAGGTCGTCTGCTCCCATCAAGGGCGACACTTGCCGGTCACGCTCAAGCCGGGGACCTATGCGGTCTTCAGCCTGAGCGAATTCGATGGGGACCGAAGGGACGTGGAGGATTGACATGACCGACATTCAAGCAAATCAGCTCACACTGAACGGCGTGGAGTACGTGCGAGCGGACAGCGTCTTGGCTCCAGTCGCCAGCGGCAAACGCGCCGTGGTCGTGGTCGATCGGGGCTGGATCTTCGCGGGTGATGTGACCCAAGAGAACGGGCGCATTTACCTGGACCGGGCGCTTCATGTGTTCTCGTGGCCAGGTGGCGGTTTCGCGGCTGTCATCTCAGATCCGAAGAAGGCCAAGGCCGACCTGCGCCCATGCTCTCGGGTGGATATCCCCGAGGGGGCAGAGGTCTTCCGTTGCCCAGTGTCGGATAACTGGGGGCTGTGATGCTACCGATCGGCTACGGCTACGGCTACGGCTCCGGCTACGGCTACGGCAACGGCGACGGCGACGGCTACGGCTACGGCTACGGCAACGGCGACGGCTACGGCTACGGCTACGGCTACGGCTCCGGCTACGGCTACGGCTCCGGCTACGGCTACGGCTACGGCTCCGGCTACGGCTCCGGCCACGGCTACGGCGACGGCTACGGCTCCGGCGACGGCTGCGGCTCCGTAAACAACTCACAACGAATCAGGAGTAGGGATTGAGGCGGATCCAGACCGGGATCGACCAGCACGGAAGACGAGCTGACGGCATCGGCGGAGATCGTGGCTTGGACTACTGCGCCATCGAAGACGCCAGCACATGGTCTCTGGACATTGTCTGGCGAGCGATGATGAAGGTTTCTTTGGTTCAACGAATAGGGAGAATATTGGAAAATGTCTGATGAATTGACACCGGAACAAGTTGCGATCTGTGACGGGGTGACGAAGGAGTTTCTGACCCTTCTCAACCCGAGGACCCTCGAGACTCGGCTCAAGGTGACGGACAAGGTCCGGGCCGGGGTCGAGATGGTCTACAAGCAGTACAAGCTTCCACTGCCGGAGATCGAGGTCTACCCCTCACCCTCGGCCGCGAAGGCTCGCGCGGCAGAACTGGGGGACGCGGGCGAGCACAAGTCGGACCTCAAGAATGCGTCACTCGATCGCATGGGAGCCTGCTCGGCCTCGTGGTGCGCACACTATTACAGCTTCATCCCTCTGGGTGAGGTCAAGGCGGAGGACGAGCCGGACCTCGTGACCTTCAAGGACTTCCTGTTCGAAGGGGTTTACGACTGCATCCTGCTCGACGAACGTGCGTTGCTCATCGAGTACCCCGAGATCATGAAGCTCGACAACGACGGCAACCCCCACGCCGAGGATGGCCCTGCTGTTCGGTGGTGGGACGGCGGCCTGATGTACTTCTGGCACGGGGTCCAGGTCCCGGACCGGATCATCGAGCTTCCCGAGTCCTATGACCGCGCTGGGATCCTGGCCATCACGAACACCGAACACCGACGGGTGCTCCAGGAACGTCTGGGGATGCTCAAGTTTGCCGAAGCGCTGGGCGCTACGGAGAAGGATACGTGGACGGATGAGAGCACTGGCCTGGCGTACACCCTATTGGACTGCGGGGAACTCGACGGCGAGTCACTTCTACTTCTCAAAAAGCAGTCACCGGTCCTTCAGACTGCACAACAGCCTCACTACGTGGAGAGGGTTGCGCCGGGTCTCGTTTCTGCCCAGTCGGCTCGAAAGTGGCAAGTGATCGCCCGGTTCTTCGATGACCCGGATCTGGCCGTCTCCCGCTGCAACGAGGACCCGGTCCTGAGCTATGGGGTGGAGACGTGACCGAGAACAACCTGAGCCAGGAGCCGCCGCTACCGACGTTGAGCAGCGTCTACGCGAGCCGCCTAACGGCAGCTGTCAGCTACGAGGAGGCCGGCGAGATGGGCGCGTTGTATGCCGCGCTCGCCAAGGCCCAAGGGGCGTTCCCCGTCATCGAGACAACCCGGATGGTCGAATACTCAGGGCGCAAGTTCTGGTACGCCGAGCTGGGCGAGGTCATCGCAAAGACTCGCCCGGTTCTGTCGGCGAACGGGCTTTGTCTGCTCCAATGCGTCCACGGCTTGGGCGAGAAGCGGGTGCTAACCACCAAGCTCGCCCACGCTTCGGGTGCCTCGCTGTCCCTGCACATCGAGCTTCCGGAATGCGAGACACCACAGAAGCTCGGGTCAGCACTCACGTACCTCAAGCGGTACTCACTGAGCGGGCTCTTGTTCGTCGCTAGCGAGGACGACGACGACGGCAATGTGGCTTCTGGTACGCCGAAGCAGACGAGCCCTAAGGCCGCTCCGCCACCTCGGGACAAGCCCCCCGAGACACAGGCCAAGCCATCGGCCATGTCCTCCGCACTGAAGCGGAAGATATTCGACCTGTCCCAGGGGGCTGGGTTCAACACCGAGGAGCTGAAGGCGTTCGCCGCACGCCATGACGTGAACCTGGACTCGGCGGACGACGCTGGCGGCAAGAAGGTGCTGGACGCGCTCGAGGCGCTGAAGGTGCGCAAGTGATGCGCCTCGAGTGCGTGGGGGCTCGCGTGTGGGCTCGCGTGCGGGCTCGCGTGGGGGCTCGCGTGCGGGCTCGCGTGCGGGATCGCGTGGGGGCTAGCGTGTGGGCTAGCGTGTGGGATCGCGCGGGGGATCGCGTGTGGGATCGCGTGGGGAATCGCGTGGGGAATCGCGTGGGGCGGGGGCTATCGCCGTGACCTACCTGAAGACCGGGAACCGCATCTCGCTCCTGCCCATCGCCCAGTTCTGCGGCAAGGCAGCCGCGCTCTCCGAGGCTCATGGGGCAGGTAGGCCGGCGGCCATGTCCACGGCCTTCCATGCCCTCAAAGCCGACCCTGGCAGCGATGACACCCGTCGCAAACTCCTGTCGCTAACCCAGGAGGAGCGGAACGAGATATCACTCTGGCCCACCCCGACCGATGTGATCCTGTCGTCCGGGACCCTACGCTACGCCGACATGGACAAGGAGTGTCCCGTGGGGCTGGACACTCAGGGCGAATACGTGAGCGAGGGCCCATGCCTGACCTCAGGAACGCTCGACATGGGCCGGGTGCTGGGGGACACAGCGTACATCGGGGACATCAAGAAGACCCAATGGACCGTCCCCACCCCAGACACTTTGCAGCTCCTCGCCTACGGCTGGGCATATGCCAAGAAGAATGGGGTCCACAAGTTCACCGTGGGCCTGTGGATTGCCGAGGACGGGGAATGGATCTGGTCGGACAAGATCGTGGACATGACCAGCTTCGAAGGAATGGAGCTGTGGGAGACCATCAAGCATGCGGCTTCTCAGACAGATGGACAGGCAAACACCGGCCCGCACTGCCGGAGTTGCTACGGTCGGCTCCATTGCGCCGAACATCTCGCTCCGGCAGATCTTGCGGAGACGTGGCTCGCGCCAATCGCAGGTCAGACGATTCTCGACCCTGAGAAACTGGTCGCTATGCTGCTTGTGGCTGAGCGAGTGTCCGACCTCATCGATCAGGTAAAGGAGCACGCCAAGGAAGCCGCCAAGCGCGGCATCGTCCTGAAGCACCCTGTCACTGGTCAGGTTTTCAAACCGGGGCTATGCAAGGGGCGGGAGTCCTTGAACCTGCCGAAGCTCCTGACCGAGTACCCCGACGCCACCAAGTTCATCGAGCGGGGCAACCCATACTTCCGTACGACGTGGAGGAAGCCGTGAGGCGCCTCGAGAGCGTGGGGGCTCGCGTGGGGGCTCGCGTGCGGGCTCGCGTGTGGGATCGCGTGGGGTGGAGGCTAGGTGGCTGACGATGACAAAGCTTACCTCGCTCGAGTCCGGCAGCTGTCTTGTGCGGTCGAGGGTTGCCGGGCATCTCCGCCCAGTCAGCCGCATCACCACACTCACCGCCGTGCGTTTGGCCGCCGCGCTGCGGATCGGGATGCAATGCCGCTTTGCTTCGAGTGTCACCGGGCTTTTCATGACGGGCGAGGGCCGTTCAAGGATTGGTCACGTTCGGAGCGCAGGGAATGGCAGGACCGCATGGTAGCGGAGACCCAGGCCATCATTGACACACCGGAAGGGAACTATTTCTGATGCGACAGCTCATGATTTGTAGGTTCTCGTTGGCCAGCTACATGGTACTTCGCTGTCCTCCGGAGGCCTCCCGTTGGCGGGGCACATGGTTCTCATGGCCCAGCGAGCGCGCAGTCGACCGAGCATTCCAGGGATGGAGCTACCTGTGAGGCGGCTATATATTAAGCATTGGACCCCATGGATTCGCCACCGGTCAGCTCTCATTGACCAGCTACGTCTCATACGTGTGCGGGTAGCTTCGCTCGGCGGGCTGGAAGCTTGGGGGCCGCGGTGAAGCTCATCAAGGGCGACAGCGTCTACATCGTGGCCTTCCGCACGCTCGGCGACCGGCGAATGGAGCACGAGCTGGCTTGGACCATCTGCCCAAGGTACTTCCGACCCGGTAGTCGCGACTGGATTTTCATCCTGGGGCGTCAACCCAGTGCCTGACCTCTACTGGTACCAGCAAGAAGCCGTTGAGGCCGTCGAGCGCGAGCTGGACACCGTCGACTCCACGCTGCTCGTCATGGCCACCGGACTCGGCAAGTCGGTCATCATCGGGGAGCTGGCGAGGCGCAGGGAGGGCGATGTCCTGGTGCTCGCTGACCGGGAGGAGCTGCTCGACCAGATGCAGGGCCACCTCGAGCGGGCGACGGGTGAGAGGGTGGAGATCGAGCAAGCTGACAGGCGGGCATCCCATTCCTGCCGGCTGGTCATCGGCTCGCTCCAGACCCTCGCGAACAAGCTCCGTCGGGAACGGCTGGGGCTCGACCGGTTCTCGCTCGTGGTCGTTGACGAAGCGCACATCTCGCTGGCCAAGACATACCGCGAGGTCATCGAGTCGTTCCGGTGCAAGCGTGTCGGCGTTACCGCTACGCCGGACCGCCACGACAAGAAGGGCTTGGTGTCGGTCTACCAGTCCGTCGCGTACTGCATGGACATCGTGGAGGGCATCGAGAACGGCTACCTCGTTCCCATCGTCGGGGAACAGGTTCACATCAACGAGATCGACCTCACGGGGGTGTCGACCACCTCGGGGGACTTGGTCCAGGGCCAGCTTGACGAGGTCATGCTCCGGAGCGTGGAGGGCATCGTCAAGAAGACTCTCGAGCTACACCCAGAGAAACGTGCGATCGGGTTCTTCCCGGGCGTCAAGAGCGCTGAGTACGCTACCGAGCGAGCTAACGCCCTAGACCCGGGAAGCACCTGTTTCGTCTCGGGCTTCACCGACCCAGTTGTACGGAGGGAGACCATTGCGAAGTTTAAGTCAGGAGAATTCCGTCGCCTTTTTAACGTCGGGATCGTTTCTAAGGGCGCTGATTTCCCGGATGTGGCGCTCATCATTGGAGCGCGGCCGACACTATCGAGGAATGTCTACGCTCAGGGATGCGGTCGGGGAACCCGTGTACTACCGGGTCTCATCACCTGCGCACCGAATCGGGACGAGGCCCCACTTCGCAAACACTTGATCGCCGGATCCGCGAAGCCATTTTGCACGATTCTGGATTTTGTAGGAAATAGCGGTCGTCATCGACTTGTGGGCCCCGAGGACCTACTCGGGGTGGCGTACTCCGAGGACGAGAAGGCAGAGGCCAAGAAGGTCCAGAAGGACCGTCCGGGCATCGACGTGCTCGAGTCCCTCGCCGAGGCCCGACAGCGCCTCCAGGAGGCCGCCAGGCGCCTCAAGTCCCGGGTCACCGCCCAGGTCACGAGGTTCGATCCCTTCGCTGGTATAGCCCCGGAGGAGGGCGAGAAAGCGGCAAGGGGTGATGCGAGGTTCGGGGCAAAGAAAGCCACATCTGGCCAGCTCGCGGCTCTGAAGAACCTCGGGGTTACGGACGCCGACAAGTTCTCCCAACGTCAGGCCAAGGAGATGCTCAAGGTCCTGGTCAAGCGCCGCAGGGATGGGCTGGCGACCTACAAGCAGACCATCCAGCTAAAGCGCATGGGCATCCCATCGGACTCCGTACGATTCGACTCGGCTCGTAAGATTCTGGACCTGTGCGCGAAGGTCTCATGGAACCCAGGGAGGCTTCACGTGGACCTTGAGAACAGAAAGGTCAGGCTAAAGGCATGAGACGCCTGCCGATTTGGGAGTGGCACCCGCCACGCTGGAAGATGCGCAATTACGGCTGGTATCAGTGGTTCGTCAGCTCGCGCCTAGACTTCTTGTGGACAGATGAACTCAACGCTTTGCAGCCAGGTCCTGACGCATCTTCAGCATCTCGATGAGGAGATCGTTCTTGGTGTCGCTAATGGTCTTACTGGTCCCCTGGTTCAGGGTGATCATGTCCTGCCGGAGCGCCCCGACCTTCCCGTCCAGAGCGAGGATGTCCTCCTTGCTCGCGCAGTTAGGGGGTGCAGCTTGATGCGTCAAGTACCATGTCAACACCCCAACGATGAGAGCCACGAGAGAGTTGGTGCCGATGGTAAAGCCGAGGGACCCGCCCTTCATCGCTCGCACCTGTGCCGCGTCCGAGAGCAACTCCGAATCGGACTCCACGTGGATCTTGGAGTAACGACCATCAGGCATACGCCCACTCACAGATCACCTTCGCGGCCTCGGTAGGTGGCCCGCCCTTGAACAGCACAGCATGCGCCAGGGGCTCCTGGAGGGCCAGATCACCACTGTAGACTATGCGCTTCATGTCTGGGTAGCTCTGGATACATAGGGCCAGGAGCGATGTCCCGGAGATTCCGGGTAGCGTCTTATCCACGACGATCAGGTTGAACTTTGCCGCACTCAGGTAGTCTAGGGCTTGGTCCGGGCTCGAAGCCACAAGAACACGGAGGTGGCAGGCTTTAGTGAGCGTCCGAACGAGCGCTGCCAGCAGTGTCGTGTCGTCATCCACCAGCAGAACCCGGGGATGCGCCATTGTCAGGCCTGATTGGCGATTACCTGCGCCGCCCCGCGCTGGTTCATCAGGACATAGTGCGGGTCGCTGTAGTGCGGTGGCGCATCGGGCGTGATGTCATCCATATTGTACGTGAGCCCGACGCCGCCGTTCGCGTCGCTGTAGCCTGACGCGGCAGAGTCCTGTTGCGTCCGGATCGCCGTCAAGTGGTCGGTCGGAGGGAAGTTCTGGTTAGGGTTAAGCTTGAAAATGTGGAGGATGAACGGGCGCGCCGCGCTTACCTGCGCGCGAATGTCGGCGATCACCTGAGCGAATGTCGTGGCCCAGTTAGAAAAGTCTACCGTGCCGCTCGGTCCAGTGCTCGTGTTACCAGCAGCCTCATACTCGCCCTGATTGCAGAGAATGTGGAGAGGAACAGTAGTGGGCGCCGCTGCATCCAGCGTGACCAGGGCCGGGGAAATTTGCGTCGTAGCGTAGTTCAGGCCGTCACCGAACGCACCGCGGATTGCGTCCGTGATCGGCGTTCCGCCCGCCGCGCCTGCGCCGAACACCACGAGCGCTCCCGGGTTGAGCGCCGCCAGAAATGCGAGCTGGTTCGCGCTCCCGATCTGGAACTGACCCACGGCGTTGCTCTGCCCAAATCCAAGGCATAGGTATACCCGCAGTAGCTTGTCCGAGATCCTGTTCGCAGTGGCCCATGTGCCATCTAGGGTTACTCGGTTCGTTACCGCATCATCCAGGATGACCAATTCCGCCGTTGTACAGCGTGCCCGATGTGTGCCGTCCGCTGAGTCCGTGATGACCTGGGTAGTGATCTCGGTCGCCCAGTTGCTCGCGTCCTTGCTGATGAGCCGCACATCGTGACATGTCCACCCTATGGGAGGCGCATTCTTGCCGTCCCAAGTAGACTGTACCGTGATCCGAGAGCCGCCTCCCGCCTTGGTTCCGATCTTAGCGGATGACTCGAGCTTGCCAATGATCCTGCGGGTCTCGATCGCAGCGCCCTGCGTCGTATAAATTCGCGCGACGGTCATACGAGCCCCGCAATGGTCTTGCTCGTCCAGTAGGCGTCGAGGTTGGTGATTTCAGTTGGAGTCGGAGTCCCGGCACAGATGACAACTCCGAAAATGGCAATGTTCGTGAATGCTGCGGCCGTGGAGGAGGTGAACAGGCGAACCGCTGACCCCCCAGCGGCTCCGCCACCCTCAGAGCTGCCGCTTTGAACCTTATTCGCCTTTAGCTTGGTGTAGCTGTTGGCCCCAGCCGCAAAGTTGATCTCGAGTCTGCCCCAAGTGTTCACCGCCAAGCCGTTGTTTAGGTTTACGCCCGCGGTACCCTGCTGCGCTATCTGCGGCGTAGCTGTGTTCTGGTTGATGATGAACTTCTGGCTCGTCGCGTCCCCGATGATTACCCGGCCCGATGCAGACCAGGTGACCTGCTTGATGATCGCGCTAATGAAGCACGGGGTGGTGCCGGAAGCCGGACGCGCTAGAGCCGACTCCATCCAGTCGTCAACACCATCACTGGTGATGGTGGGTTGATTGCCCAGCGTCGCGTCGGAAGCCGTGAACAGCGGCTGCTGGGTGCTGGTAAATTGGGTGAAGTGGTTGGCGTTTGCGCTCTGATCGCCCCACGCCGACACGTGACCGCTGTTCAGGATCACGTCTAGATCAGCTTGCGACCACAGAGATACAGGGACACTCGTGATGATCGATAGCGGAGACGGGTGCACGGCAACCCCGTCCGGGAAAATATTACCAGGCGGCCACTTGGTAGACCCGGGGAAGGTAGTGGCCGCTGGAAATCCTACTCCTGAAGCGGGGAAGCCGGGCATTTATGCCATTGGGTTGCGCGAATCCGTCAGCGCAATGCTTACCGACCAGGGGTTCTGAATGGTCCCGCCGTTGACCCAGTCGAGCTTGAAGTCATCGTATTCCTCGATGAGGAAGTCGTAGACGTTCGTCGCGTTCGCCGCAGGAGCCGTGACCGCGATCTCATCGATTTGGAGCCAGTTCACCCCTCGGTCTACGGACTTGTAGAACTTCAGGGTGCCGTTGCCTCCAGCATTCTTGATGTCCACGACGAGTCGCTTGTAGCCCATCTGCGGAGCCATTCTCGCTCCCTGGAACGCTACGACCGAGCTGAACAGGTTGTAGGTGTTCGAGTCGTTCCCGGGCACTAGGCCGGCGGCTCCGGTTGCCGTGACGTACTTGAAAATGGCTGTATCGGGCATGTTACCGTGCCTCCGCGTTTCCGCCGTGGGCTTTGATCAGGGTGAGAAGATTCGCGATGTCCTAGTCCGAGAGCAAATCCCGGCCCGTGGAACTGTACACTTGCGCAGCCCGGACGCCAAGCCCTCCGCCCCCCAGGCCGAACATGTTCATGAACGCCCCCGGGGGAGCGTGCTCCACCGCCGATGGCGGTAGCCTGGCTCCGCTGGACATCTGCCGGATGGTGGCCATTAGCTCGGGACCGATCTCCCGGGTCGTGATGGACGACAGCCCCTCGGGGTTCCTAGCCAGCGCTCGCGCTACCGCATCGAGGCGCAGGGATGCCGCTGACCCAAGGTTTCCCAGGCGCTCGTAGGCCCCTCCGGAGGTCACGATGGGGTTGGCGTTGATCTTGGTCGACGACTTCAGGGCGTCGTAGGCCCGCTGCCCCTGAAGCAGACCCAATCCCCGGCGCTGACCGGCTTGTTCGGCCAGCGACAGGTGAGCCTCCTTGGTGGCTGCGGCCTGCTTAGGGCTCCCGGATTGCTCGAGGGCTGAGCGGAATGCCTTCACATCGTTCGGCTGGGTCAGGTCACCCGCTGGCAGACCAGCGTCGGCCGCGCGCTGCTCGAGGGTCGACATGCGCTCGTGTTGGGCTTCCTTTAGCTTCTTCCACCCCTCCCCGAATTGCCCACGGTCCTCTCGGGCGGCGGCGTGGAGCCGGTCCCATACGAAGTCGGGCTTCCCCTTCGAGCCCTCCTTGGCGAGGTCGTCCAGGATTTTGATCTGGGTGTCCATGGTCTGCGCGTCGTACGTGCGCGGGACCAGGAGCACCTTCAGCGCGTCCTCCGAGGAGGTACCCCGGACGTTGTTCGTCGCACTGGGGTCGCCGTGGTTGCCGGCAATGAACGAGGCTCTCGTGTCCCGCGGAGGCAGGCCCTTGACGAGCTTGTCCACGTCGATGCCCATCTCACGAGCCTGCTGGAGCGGGATGGCGGCAATGGCTCCTGAGGCCTCCATGCCGGCCTTGTCGGCGTTCGTCGCGAGGACTAGCTCGGGCTTGACAGAACCCTCTACGAACTTTGCCAGGGCGGCATTGCTGCGCCCGGGAAGGGCGGCTCCGGCGCTCGGTGGGAACTGGCCGCCTCGGGCTTCGGGTACGGACAGCTCCTCGAGCAGCTTCACCGCCGTCTGGACGGTCGCCTTCATCGGGCGCGGCGTCGTCAGATGTGGGTTCTGCTGGACGAACTGAGCAGTCTCGTTCTGCTGGCGGATCTTTTCGTCCTTGATCGCCTGAGCGTTGGCTTCCGAGAGCGGACCTTCCACCTTGCGGGCCTGGTACTCCACCGGGGAGCCCTCGAAGTAGCTCTTCTGCTCGCCCGGCACGGGAGGGCGAGCTTCCTCGATCGCTGCGTTCATCGCATCTGGGGCTTTGAGCCCGCGGAACGCATCCGTCGCCACCCCTGCCCTCTCGGCATTGCCCAGCTCCTTGGCGAGAGGACCACGGCGAACATGCGCACGGTACGCTCCTGCCCCTTCAGCGAGCGCTTGCCCGCCCGCTCCGAGCAAAAGCCCGATGGGGGCCGCGTTGCTGGCGTCGTTTATGATCTCGTCGACCCCAGAGCCCTCAGATGCGCCCTGGAGAGCTGCCGCGCCGACACCACCCCAGGCTCCGCCCATTGCTGCCCCCGCAATCCTGCGGGCTCCTGAGCCCATCCCGACGCCCCTCGCAATCCCTCCGGCAGCCTCACCCATGAGCGATCCGGGTTGCGCTGCGCCAGCAAGTGTCCCGATACCGGCGGTGATGGGATTGGCCGATTGGCCCTCGCGGTATTGGTCTAGTAGGGGCTGGTCCGTCAGTGGCTGAGCGGCCCCCAGGAGAGCCGCCGTACTCCCGGGCACCAGCCCGTTCATGAAGCCCTCTGAGAAGGTCATGGCCTTGGCGGTACCCTTCGCGGCTAGATAGTCAGCGAGCGCGCCCATGCCCTTGTTATGCTGGAGCACGTAGTCCACTCGCACGATCGGGGTACCGGTATCTACCGCATGTTTATAGGCATCCGCGTACTGCTTGTCTGAATACTCAGAGTATAGTTCCTGGTACCGCCCATCCCTGGGGTCAGCTGGAATGCCCCGCGCATGGAGGATTGGCCCCATATCCGCCTCGAATTGATCATGGCTCGGCTCATGGAGGTGCACCGTCGAGCCGCCGACATAGTCCGGCAGGTGCATTCCGGGCGGAGAGTATTCCGGTGGCTCCTGGAACTTCTTGAGCTTTGAAGCGTTGGGCAATGATTCATCGAACAGACGAGTCGGGTGCTGGCTCGTATAGATCGACTGTCCCGCGCGCACCGAGATGCCTTCTGCCGGACCAGGCACACGAGCGCTGTCTGCTAGCGGCGGCGTATTGGCGAGCCAGTCGTTCGATACTCCAAGCTCCTGCGATGTCGGGGACGGAGCGGGCTGAGCGGCCTGGAAGTCCGTACGTGTGCCTTCGTTTGGGATAACATCCGGAGGAGCCTCATGGCCCTCAGCCTCCAGCACGTTCGCCCCAGCACCTTGTTGCGGCTGCCGCTCCTGAAACTGCGCCACCTGGACCGCTAGCGGCAGTGATTCCTTGCTCGGTCCCTTACTCTTCTCGTATTCCGTTACCATCGCACGGAACTTCGCCTGCTGCTCGGGAGTGCCCTGCTTCAGGATGTCGTTCCGGTGGTTATAGATGTCCTCGGTGATCATTTGACGATGTCACCGATATTGTACTTCTTGGGAGCCTGCTTTGGCTTGGGCTGCCCGAACGTAATGCCGTTGTTCTCCTGCGGCAGGTCGAACTTACCCGACAGTCGCCCACGAACATGCGCCTCAGCCATTGCCCGCTCCTCGGGGGACATACGCTGATAGAACGGTGCCGTCTTCAAGGCATTCACCCCGGATTCGCCGAGGTCGGCCATAGTCTGCTGCGCGGTCTGCTGAGCGATCTGGAGTGCTTCGATGAACTTTCTGCGATAACTTTCACTGAGCTGCGGGTCCGCCCCCGGGATTTTGAGCGCCCAGTCGTTCATCCACGCTTCCATCACACCGGCTGCGTTCGCAATTGCGGCCTGTTCGCGAGCCGTCTGCTGCTTGCCGGTCAGCTCCTTCAGCTCTTGCATCACGGCTACTCGTTGGGCAAGAGCATTGCCAGAGTTCATCATCGCCAGCATCTTCTGCGTAGCCTGTTGCGTGGCTTGGTTGGCCTTGAAGTCGTAGTTCTTGCGCTCCGCTTCCACCAGGCCGGACAGGTCGGACGTGTAGCCCTGGCTCTCCTGGAGGTCGAACTTGTCCTGCTTCAGATTGGTCCCTCCACCCGTTCCGGTGCCCCATGGGAACCTTGCATGGACCGCATCGAGCTTGCCCTGGTTCGCGAGTGTCTGTTTGGATAGCGCGGCTTCGTACCCGGTATCTTTGCGATAGGAGGCATCCATATTCGCGATGACGTGCTCGATGGGAACATCGGTGTCCGCCTGCGCTAGGCCCCATGCCGCTGCGCGCTCCGCAGCCACCTTCTCTGCTTCGGTATGGGCGTGATCCATCAGCGCACTACCGAGAGCGTGAATCTTCTTCGCGCGTACTTGCTCCGAGTTCTCGAGGTTCGGACGGAGGGTAATCCGCTGACCCGTGGTCGGGTCCTTGAACGAGATGCCGTACTCGTTACCGTGCTCGTCCAGGTATTGCGATTCATCGTCCACCGGAGCCGTGGGTGGCGGTAGGCGTGTGATACCCGGGAGAACGTGCCGAACGTTCGGATCCATCCCATACGGCGCGCGTGGGGGAGGCGCGTCGAGATTGATCTCATCCGGCGGGGGCGGGATGTTGGCCACAGTGATGCCCGGCAACTCGTGACGACCGCCTTCCATCCCGTATGGGACATCCGGTTGAACCGGAAACGCTGTGGGCATCGGGCTCATTGCAGTGAGTCGCCCTCGCTCAAAAAGCTCTGCTCCGGCATCCGCTCCGCGTCCATGTACTGGCGCAACCACTCTGGGGGCGGGGTCAGAACAGGCGTTTGCCCCGGTAGCAGTGGAGGACCACCGCCGCGCGCATATGCCTGCTGCCAATCTCCCTCGAGATCGCCTTGGCCCGGGATAGGACCGACCGGGCCCCCTCCATTCGGTGCGGGTCCACCGGCATCCGGGGTCCTGGCAGCCATTGCTGGCATTGGCCGTTGCGGGATGATCCCGGAGCTTGCTGGCCCAGCATGGGGCAGCATCGGACGATTGGCCATGCCGCTGAGCTGGCGCGTCTCCTGAGCGGACATCGGGGCCGACGTGGGCCGATTCCCACCTCCCATCATGCCGCCCACAGCCTGCGCCGCTTCCGGGGACAGCTGGTCTGGCGCCGCCGCTGGAGCGGGCTTGGTCATGCCCATGCCCTGGGCCACGGCTGAGTAGTCCGTCGTGTCTCTGGTCGCGCCGGGGGCTTGCCCGCCCGTCTGCGCGCGAGAGCCCATGGGAGCGCTGATGGCCGGCGGAGGAGTCCCACGCTCGCGATCCATGTTGATCCCCAGCTGCGCTAGCTGTTGGCGATACATCGCCCGTGAGGCCTGGTTCGGCGCGTTGACGTACTTGTCCATTAGCTCACGGATGAGCGCGCGTTGCTTGTCCGCCGTCTCGCGCCGATCCGTTCGCTCCCGGTAGCCCTGCTGATGCTTGGCCAGGTCGATGTAGTCCTGCTCTCGCTTGTTCGCGAGCATCTCGTGCTGCTTGTCGATACCGAGTCGTTCATCCGCACGAGCGTTCTCCTTGCCCTGCTGGCTTCGTCGGTTCATGCCCTCGAACGCGCTGTCGATGATTCCCGTCTCATCGAGCGGCCCAGGAGCATCCGCCGGGCGTGGCATGGGGCGAAGGAATGCACTGAAGTTGATCATAGTCCCGCCGCTCCGCCGGCCATCATGGCTACCTTCAGCATCAGGTCATCCTGCGCCTTGGTATCGGCTTGCTGCTGTTGTTGAAATTGGTTGTACTTGCCCTGCGAGGCTGAGGCATTGTTCGAAGCGTTCACCCCGAGCGCGCTGAGCGTGCTGTCGAGGTTCTGCTGATCGGCATTGAACATCTGGTCGTAGGCACTGCCCTCGAGCCCGGAAAGCTGTCCGGACATCAGCATCTGGTCTCCGAACACATTCTGCCCGCGCTTCATCTGAAGCTCTTGCGCATTGTTCGCGATGTCGCCGAGGCCCTTGGTCCATGCGAGTTGGTTCTGGTCGGCAGAGCTGCCCAGCGAGCCCGCAAGCTGGCCGCGCTGGAGCTGATACTCAGCGTTGTCCTTCGCTTCTTGCGAGCGAAGGTTCGTGTCAGCATTTGCGATTTGCCCTACCCCGGCACTCGAGCCGTACATTCCACGAGCCGCGAGCTGTTGATTCAGTGTATTGTTCGTCTGGTTGACGGCGTTGTTGTAATAGGGCGACATGTCTGCCGGGGTCTGAGCTTGGAACTGATCCCAAGCCTGGTTCGAGTACCCGGGCATCCCGTTCGCTCCGTAGTACCCGAGCGCGGACTGGGCATATTGCTCTCCCGTCCCAGCCTGAGTCTGGTCCAGGCTGCTGAAGGGGTTGTAGGATTGGCCCTGAGCGGGCGCTTGAGCCCCCGTGAACGGGTTCACCCCGGCGGTATTCATGTCCGTCCCATGGCTGAAGTCGGACGTGTTCGGTACTCCAGGCTGACCGGCCATAGCTCGGCCTGTGTCCAGAGATGGAACATTCATCTGCCCGACGCCTTGCGTGGGAATTGCTCCCGGGATGTCCTGGTCCCTAGCGAGCTGCGAGGGTTGAGACGCGGGGGTCACTGGCGGCCTCCAGGGCGGAACTGGAACGGGTTCTGCTGTGGGGGCGGCGGTTGCTGTGGGGCGCCGTTCTGGCTCATGTCCACGCGGCCCGGATTGAACTGCGCCGAGATGACCGGTGGGCCATCACGATACTGATCGAGCCCGATGTGACCCGTGCTGCGCCAATCGGTCGAGTTCACGTCCCCCGCGGCGTCCGTGGACATGCCGTTGTAGATTTCTCCGTTGCTCCGGAGGTGCGGGGTGGCTCGGCCGATGTTGAAGTATCCGGCCGTGAACGGGGATACCCCGGCCTGGGAGAGGTTTGCCCCCTGTCCGCCAGAGATGCCAGCCAAGGCCGCATTGGGCCCCGCGTAGAGGCTCATCTGGTTGTCTAGAGCCTGCTGACGAGCCTGGGCATTTGCTACCCGGTAGTTCGAGAGCGCCTGCGCAGACCCCTGCATGACGTTGCTCTGTACCGCCTGGTCGCGAGCCGCCTGGGTTCCGGAATTGTCCGCGTGTGCTCCGCTAAAAAGTCCCATGTTACTGCTCCAGGACCTCGAAGGTCTCGTTGGCTCCGATGAGGGTGATGTCCTCCGAACCGGAGAACTCGAAGCGCCACTGACGACGGCGATATACGCCGAGTGACCGGTATTCTAGCACGATCGTGCGCTCCCCAGCTAGGCCTAGGCTTACCGGGATCTTCTGTCCCCATGGACCCGGATCGTCACGCCAGGACAGGAACGCTACCGGCTCTTCCGTTCGCGACTCCCCTCGCCGTAGCGAGAAACGGACACATTGGCAGTGCTTCTTAGCGTCAGTCCCTCGACCGAGAAACCCCGTCACGACCTGGGCATTGATCCGTGTCCCTAGGTCCGTAGAGGCCTCCGATGTCAGCTTGCCCACATACCCAGTGGCGGTGCCGACATAGTTCCGGGCGTGGAGCGAGGAGTAGAAGTGCGCGCTGATGGGCAGGGCTCCCCAGTTGTTCGTGTCCTCGTTCCAGCCGAGCCACTCCGACCAACCCGCCCCCTTCTGGAACGCGAACGCCCGCCCATCGGTCGGGAAGACCCAGACCATCACATCATAGGGCCCCTCAATGTATCGGAAGGCGAAGCAGTCCGAGACCGTATCGATGCCATCGAGCGTGGCCTTGATGGGCTCGGACAGGTCCGTGACCGAGCGCCCATCGCTCATGATGATGCGTCCCAAGTTGTCGAGCCAGCAGAACGAGGAGTCTACCGGCAATATAGAGTAGGGAGCCGAGCAACCGTACTCCAGAGCAACAACAGGAGCAAAAACGCCAGTAGGGTCAGGAGAGAACACTTGTGTCGTGTCCACGCCGAACGCCACCACCTCGTTGGTGTTGCCCGCCAAACAAACCATCGGATCGGCCTTCGCCTCCGCTGAAACATGCCCGGCTGACGTTCCATCGACTACAAGCCCTTCCTGCCACAGCTCGAAGCCGGCATAGGTCTCTAGACCTTGAGCGATTCCAGAGAAACGCACCCACGACGTGAACTCGGCGATGTCGTTGACTACAAGGCGCGAGGAGTTGACGATGACATGCGTTGCGGTCGGCGGCGTCCCGCCGAGACGATCGGATAGCCCAGTTGCCAGCTCGACCTTCTGGAGCTTCGCTCCGCCGGCTAGCACGAGCAGCATCTCAGTCTCGGCGATCGTCGGGCGCAGTGTCCCGGTGAGGCCGGCGGGGCTTACGCCGCCTCCCAGCACCGTCGAGCCCGCAGGAGTCACCTTGTAGATGAACCGCTCCGGTCCGCCTTGAGCCACAGCGTAGAGGTCGCCGCCATAGCTCTCATGCACCGCGGATATTCCGCTAGCGTTCACCAGCTGGCTGAAGCTCGCGATACCCGGCCGCCGCTTGACCGCGCCCTTCGTATCGATGAGCACGTTGGCCGCGAGCACAGTGGCGCCCGCCAGCTCCTCGAGCCCGCTTTCCTGCTTGTTGGCGAAGCCGAGAGGTAGTTCCGGCATTTCAAACCGGCCCGAAGTTGTCCGCGTAACCTTTGACGATCGCCGTGAGCGACCCGTTCACAATGGCGAACACTACCTCGTAGGTGGCCGCATTTCCGTCCGCAATGGTGAGCGACATTCCTGCCGAGTAGAACATATGCGCCACTCCAGAGATGATCGCCGCGGAAGTCCTTGAGCCGCCGGAGTTGTTCCACAGCGTGATCAGGATGCGTCGCCCCGGCTGAATGTTTGCGCCCAGGGCGATCGTGTTCGGCGCCGCGGTCCAGTTGAATGTCGCATGCACCACCAGGTGGCTATAGGTGTGGAAATTGGCCGGCAGGTCGCCCGACGCCCAGTTTAGTGCCTCCATCCCCTGGATGGCCGTGAGCGCAGCGCCGCCGCTCGTGGTCGCTGTGGGGACCCCGCTATAGATCGTCCCCGACGTGCCGAAGTTGTTGCCGGCATCGAAGATGGAGTTGTTGGCTCCGGACTGGAGGTAAATGATTGTGCCGCCTGCTCCAGCAGCCGTGAACGTGCAACCAGATACTACCGTTGTGCGCCCCACAACTTCTACCGTAGGCGCAGCCACAGCCACATGCGTCCCGCTGGCATTGCCGCACATGTCGAAGCTGCAACCCGAGAGAGAGCCATACGTCATCCGTACGATCTTCTCGTTCGTGGCCGCGAATGCCACGGGCACTTTGAACTGACAACCAAAGAACTCCGCCTCCGAGCGAGTGTCCGTGAACACGAGCTGAACCATGTAGGTGTTCGTGTTCGAGTTGGCCTTCTGAAAGAAGGTGTCGTACGCGCGGACCTTGGTGAAGTTCCCCAGCCCCGCTCCCGGCGTGGAGACACATGCCCCGGTATCGGAGAGGATATTGCAACTGTAGAGGGTGAGCCAGGTCCCTGTGGTTGACAGACGAATGCAGTCCCCGGTCTTTCCGGGCTGCACCTGAACTGTTATGTTCTGTATTACGACACCCTGCCCGGTGATCGTCAGAGCATTCTGAGTCGCATGAGTCTGGAATATTATGACACCGGAGCTTGCTCCCAGTAGGTTAACACCTGCGCCAATCGTAAGACCGGTGGATATCTTGTACGTACCCGCAGGGAAGAATAGCGTTCCAGCTGAGCCCGCCGCCGCGATGGCCGCATTCAGCGCCGCCGTGTCATCCGTTACGCCGTCCCCCACGGCACCGTAGGTTGGAGACTTCACGTTGATGTAGCTCGGGACACTAGCGAGCGCCGTGGTGAGTAGCGTCGCTACCCCACCAACCAGC